GGGCGGCAGATGTGGCGATTGGGTCTATCTGTTCCCCGCCGTTCACGTCCGGCTTCCCTGCTACTGGCGCAGCTTCTGCGCGTGGCGGCGCCGTGTCCTGCGGACTGACTTTCTCGTCTACTAGCGAGCTACCAATTTCCTCTGATTTAGTAGTTCCAGGTTCTGGCGTCGGCCCGGCTTCCTGCCGCCATTGCTCGACGATAGCTTCGCTTTCCGCCAGCCGCGCCGGGTCCGTCTCAAACCGCCCCGCCGGCATGTCCTCCACGCTCACCGGCCGATCGTTCGCCAGATCGTCAAGCGCCTGCCGCATACGGGCGACATGGGCGTTGACGTCCTCCACGTCTATAGGCTTGCCGGGCAGGCTGTCGGCGTTCAGGTGCTGCGCCTGGCGCAGGGTGGCCAGCGCATCGGCTTCGGACGGCTTCACCGTCTTGCCCCAATCGGCGATCCGCTTTTGCCATGCCTCGCCCTCGGCGCGCATCCTCGGGTGGACGTGGGCAATCCCGCCGAAGGCCGCGCCGAGCAGCACGTCGAGCGTCACGGCGGCAGGGTCGAAGGTCTTGAAGTCCTCGGCGCCGGGGGTGCCTTCCAGGATTTCAGCCGAAGCGGCGCGGGTTGCAATTCCCTGTGCCACGTTGAAGCCCGCCCCGCCGGCCAGCACGCGCTGCGCCAGGGTCTTGCCGAGGATCGGCACCCATATCCCGAGACCGAGGCCGGCGGCCTGCACCGCGCCGACTGCCTGCGCCTTGCCGGTATCGACGCCCTTGCGGGTCAAGTCCTCGGCTGTGGATAGTTGCGTCGCGGCAACGGCAGCGGCAGGACTGGCCAGCACCAGCGGCAGAGTGCCGAGCAGTTGCCCGACGATCTGGCCGGCCGCGCCGACCTCGTTCGGCTTCGGTGTCCAGTAATCCACGGCACGCCCGAAGATTTCGTCGTGCGACTTGAAAAACTTGTCCTGAATTTCGGTGCTTGGGGCGGTATCGTTGAATGCCGCCTTGGCCTTGTCAAGGCCGATTGCTGCAGGCGCAAGCGCCATGCTTGCCGCCCTGCCGGCCTTGGCGAAGGTTTGCATGGCGACCTGCCCTGAGCCGGCGAGGAAGTTGTCGAACATCCCCGGCTCCGGTTCCTTCACCGGGCGCAAGCCGGCCAGCCGGTTGTCGATTTCTTCGCGGTAGAGATCGAGGCTCATTGATTGAAGTCCACCATCACCGGGCGACCATCTTTGCCGGCCAGGTAGCCGTCGCCGACGCGGAAGAAATACTTGCCGTCGCCGGCATTCTCCAGCGGCAGGTCGCGCAGCTTCTCCGGCGTCCAGCCAGCCCCAAGCTGGCCGGAGGCGATCAAGGCCGGAATACGCTGCTTCAGGCCATCCTTGAAGGCGCCGTATTCCCAGCCGTAGGGCATGACGATGTGGCTGCCCTTGTGCGACTCGATCTTGCCTGTTGCCATGCTCATGGCTTCCGCCCAGCGCTTGCTGACCAGGTTGCCGGAGTAGTCGCCTTCCTCGCTGGCCTTGGCGGCATAGATGGCTTTCGCGGTCTGATAGGCCACGTTCCTGGCCTGCTCCTTGCCGGCGTAGGCGTTCTTCTCGTAGCTGGCAAAGCCGCGCTGCATTTCTTCCTCTTTCGGCATCGGCAACAGCTTGCCGCCGGCCGGCTTGCCGTCTTCCTTGGTGTCCTGCCGCAGCAGCGCATTTCCGCGCAGGATCAGGTCAGCCACGGATCGGTCATTGGTCGATTCCAGCCCGCGGGCGGCGAAGATGCCGGCATTGGCCACGACGGGATTGTCCGGGGCGATCTGCTGCATGGTGGCGCGGAACACCTTGTCGTCGCCGAAGCCGCGGCGCAGGCTCGCCAGCATCTCCCGCGCCTGTTCCGGGCGGGCGCTGCGCAGGGCGGCCGACAATTGCGCGGCCTCCTGCGGCAGCAAGCCTTTCGGGGCAACCCCGGTGCGCTTCGTCTGGTCTGCCAGGATGGTGACGCGCGGCCCGAGGGTATCCGCCCAGGTGTCCGGCTTTTGCAAGTCGAGCGGCGCTACTACAGCCCCCTCGCGCCGGGCGGCGTAATCCAGCGGCGATTCGTTCAGCAGCTTCAGGTTCTTCTCGACGTAGCCGCTTACCTTGGAGAGATGTTGAAGCTGCTCCTTGGTCGGCGTCGCCCCGTAACTCTCCCGCAGTTCCTTCACGCTGGCGATCTGCTTGTCCGGCGGCAGCTTGGCCAATTCGCCGATGGCCTTCTGGTCGGCCAGCACCATGTCCAGCATGCCCGCGTATGGCGTGCCCTTGGAATCCCTGATGAATCGGTCGCTTTCCTGCGGCGGAATGTCCTGCCCGTTCTCGACGTACCACGACAGGCGCTTGCCTTGCTGCTCGAGTCCGGCCATGCGCCGGCGCTCTGCCGCCTCGGCCTTGACGATCAGGGAATTCTTGAAATTGCCGATGCGCGCCTCGGCGGCGGCCAACTGCTGCGCAGGCACCCCGGCGAATTCGCCTTTGTTCATCCTGTCGAGCAGGCTGTCCATTGCGCGCGCGTTGTTGCGGCTGCGGTTGACCTCGCCTGTCAGGGCGGCCGTGTCGATGGCTTGAAGCGCCCTCTCCTTCAAAGCTTCCTTCGTCTTCGGCGGAATGTCGATGGCGTCGATGTAGGCCAACTGCTCATCGAGTGCGATGCTACGCTGCCCAGGCGCCGAAACAACCGCCTGCGCGGCCTTGTTCAGGCCGGCCTCGATGGAATTGACCTTGTGGTCGACGCGCGCCTGCGCCTCGAACCGCAGCGCGCCCTCGCCGAGCTGCACGCGCAGATTCTGGAACCCCTCCTGCAGTAACTTCTGCGTCACCTGGCTCGGCCGTTCGCTCATGGCCTTGGCCGCATAGTCGTCAAACTGCTTTAGCAGCCCAGGCGTGAAGTTGGCCGCCCCAGGTGGCGCCGTTTCCTGCGCCTTGAGCATTTGTTCGGTCCAGGTCAGTCGCGCATCCGATAGGACGCGGTGCGATTCGAGCTTGGCGTCCTCGATCTCCTGCTTTTCCTTCAGCCGGCGCTTCCTCTCTTCCTCGACTTCCTGTTCGTGCCGGGCCTGCGCGGCCATGCGCACGCCCTCGGCGCCCAGGTTGAACAAGGCCGCGCCCGTCGGGTCTATCACCTGCTCGGCACCGCGCACGCCAGGAACCGACACGGCAGGCGCCGAAACTTGCTGCTGATAACGCGGGATTCTCACGGCCATCGTTTCACCATTCGTCCGGGTTGTTTCCGACAGGGTAGCCGGCCGCAGCGGCCTGCCCCATCTGGCTGCCCCTGGCGTATCCGCCGAACCCTGAAAGCAGGGACCGGCCGGCGTTGAAATACCCGGCGCGGCGCGCATTGCCGGCGCCGTACTTGGCCATTCTCGCCCGGTAGTCGTCGCCCTGCGCCTGGAGCCTGTGCCCGCGCGCGCGCATCTGCCCTTCGTAGGCGATGTTGAGCATGTCCAGCTCGGCAAGCGTGGCAGTCTGGTCGATCAGATCCTCGTTCGTCCCGCCGAAGCCCGTGCTTGACTGCGCCATCGCCGCCCGCTGCTCGCCCATCAACTGCCGCGTCCGGCGATTCTGCTGGCCCTGCTGCGCCGCCGACTGCTGCAATGCGGCGTCGGCATTCTGCCTGCTGATGGTCGCGTTGTACTGGCTCCAGGCGGCCTCGTTCTTGTATGCGTCTGACCTGCTGTTCGCGTCGGAAATGGCGCCGATGACCTGGAACGCCGTGCTGGCGATCTGGAAAACCGGGCTGCTGAACAATGCGATTGCCGCTTCCATCTTATGCCCCCTTCACCCGCGCAAAGCGGTAACAGTCCCGCCCCTCCGGCGTATAGCCGCGCATCATGCCCTCGTTCTGGAACCCGAGCATTTCGGCCCAGGCGATGCCGGCCTGGAAATTCGCATCCACGGCGGTCTCGATGCGGCGGATGTCCGATGTCTCGAGGAACCGCAGCACGGCGCGATGAATCCGCACGAAATGCCGCTTTAGGTCGCCCGAGAGCAAGGCCCACGCCTCGGCCCGCCCTTCCCATCTCGGCATCACGCCGGCCATGGCCAGCACCTCGCCGCCTTCCATGGCGGTGAAGGCCAGCCCCGGCACGTCCAGGTGGCGGCCGTATTCGGGATTGCCCAGATACTTGCGCGCCTCGCCCTGCGACGGCTGCAGCATCAGCATGGTCAGGTGCTCGGCCTTGTAGGGGATGATGTTCATTTCGTCTGTGTCACCACGTTCGGCAGGAAGGCGGCAACGGTCGCCGGCAAGGGCTGGTCGTTGACGTACATCAAATGCGCGTCCTGCGTGTAGCTGTCCGGCCAGGCCAGGAACTTGTCTCCGGTGTAAGGCTCTATCGGCTCGTCCATGTAGTCGTCAGGCCCGCGGAACAGGATCTCGTCCAGGCTGTCCTCGTTCGGGCCGGCCTTGCCGCCCACGGTGTTGACCAGCCGGATGTCGCAGCCGTGTATCCGCTTGGTCTTGCCCTGCGCGGTGCCATCGGCGGCGCCGGCCTCGAGGCGCATCGTCTTGAGCTTCGCCGGGCACGGCAGGCCGACATGGACCAGGAACGCCGGAGAGTCCAGGGAAACGGCGCCGCTCGTCACGGTCTCCTGCGTGTGCGGCGCGCCATCGGCGAGGATGTCGACCGTTTCGCCCTCGAGGTGATCGAGTCCGCTGACGGTGCTGACGGTGATGCCCCAGTCGCTTGCGGCAATCACGGCCGTCGAGGGGAATGCGGAAATGATCGTTGCCTCGCAAAGCGTGCCGGAATTGACGGCGGTGATCTCTGCGCGGGCCGTGTGCCAGACATCATCCTCGTCCTGGTAACGGTGCCGGATCTCCTTGCCGATGTCGCCAGAGACGAAGGCCGCGGCGCCTGCGGTGAATCCAACGCCAGTAGTGTCTGCGGTCGTCGCGCCTGTGCCTGGCGTCAGCGTCTGGGCGATCCTGCCGTCGTAGGTCAGGCCGGAATCGACGTAAAAGGCGTTGATGATGTCCCGCTCCGCGTCGAGCGCCGGCTCCATGAACTCGATGTAGCGTTTCGTCCCGCCGTTGATGGTGCGCCGCACGATCAGCCATAGTTCGTCGGAATCGCCGTCCGGGCTGGGGATGGCCTCGACCGCCTCGACGACGCCGTCGCCGCCGATTGGGTGCCGATGCCAGCCGAACCGCTTCTGATTGGCGTTGAGGGTCGTCCCGAACAGGGCGCCATCCGAGCGCAGCGCCCAGATCACGCTGTTCGGCTCCTGCTGGTAGGCCAGGGCGACGATGGCATGGCCGGCCGGGACCAGGTGCCGCGACAGAACCGACATGTTGGTCGATCTGTAGCCCTCCGTCTCCAGCGTGTAGAAAATGTCGCGCATCTTGCGCCCGGAGCGCTGCACGAACAAAACGGAATCACCCACGCGCACAGGCTGCACTGGTTTGCTGCCGTAGCTGGACACCGGGATGGCCTGCACGTTGCCCGGCCCAAACGCCTCCGATCCGGTGATTTCGCCGATTGCGAACTCGCCGCCCGCCGTGCCGATGATCAACTGGCGAAGCGCCAGCATCCATTCGATCCGGTTGGCCTGGTCGCTGGCGACCTCGATTGTCAGGGCGGCATCGGCAACGACTTCGCCGCCGGCATCGCGGTCGCGGAAGTTCTCGAAGTCGCCGGACTGGCTCATCCAGATCTGCCGCGTGGATGCCTTGGCGAAGACCAGCCGCTCCCTGAAAAACGTGACGTGTGTCGGGTAGCCTTCCTCGGCCGACCATGCGCCGAAGGCCCATCGCGTCGAGGCTTCGCCGCTGGTGACGGCCCCGTTCGGGATCTGGCTCTGCACCGTCAGCGTGGCGGTGGTGCCGCCGCTGCCGACGGCGGTGATCTTGCCCCAGCCATAGCCGGCATTCTGGAAATCCCATTGCACGCCGGTATTGCCGTCATAGACCGCGCCCAGCGTGTGCGTCGGGATGATGCCGCCCGTCGTGGCCGTGTTCAGCGCCTTGTAGTTGCGGTTGTCGTAGCGCCGCAGGTCGTTCGTGCTGATAGACTTCGCGGCCTCCCACTTCTTGGTCGTGTCGTTCTTGCGCTGTTCGAGCAGGAACAGCGCGTTGATGTGGTTGCTGTTGAAGATGCCGGAGGAGGCCGTCAGGGTGACGCTGCCCGTCGCGGCGCTGGCGTAGACCGTGACGGTCTCGTCCGGGTCGATGTCCTGGAACGGCCCGCCGTCCGGGACGAAGGCGGCAATGGTCCAGGTCAGCGCCCCGGAGCGCGTGAGCTTCTGCGGCGCATAGTCGCCGTCCGTGTGGGTGATGTACATGACATCGCCGGACTGCACATATCGCAGCTTGAAGTTACCGCTGGCGTCGAACAGGTCGGCCGCTGTCCATGGCGTCGACAGCTCAAGCGGCACCGTCCCATCCATGACCACGCCCTGATTTGTGTAGAAGCGCATGTACTGGTCGCCGATTTCCAGCACATAAGCCTGCTCCGTCGAAAACTCGAAGCGCAGATAACCGCAGCGGTCCGTGGAGTCCTTGACCTCGCGCACGAACCGCGTGCCGCCGCGCCGCTCGGCCGGCCCTTCGATCAGCGGGATGAAGTTCTCGACCAGGTTGCCGCCAGAGGCGTATTCGTCGAGGTCGATGCGGCCGTCGAACAGCGGCGACAGCTCGCCGGACGAAAACGACAGAATGATCGGACTGGCCTTCGGCATCAGATCCTCGACATGATCCAGGAGTCGTCCGGCAGGTGCGACGGTGGCAATTCGATGGCGTTGGCCCGGACGGCCTCGATGATTGCCGTGCGCAAGTCGGCCTTGGCCGCTTCCTTCTTGGTGTTCGACTGCGTCAGCGCCTCGCAGGCATTAAAGGCCAGGTCGCAGGCCAGCACCTCGCAGAAGAGCGCATCGAACTGCGAGGCGTCCTCGACGCGCTTGATGTAGCGTATCTTCAGCGGCGCGCTCCAGTCGGTGACGATCTTGCGGCCCTCGATGCTGAACGGCTCCGCATCCGGGCCGGTCATGTAGTCGGACAGGCCAGGGATGACCCAGATGTCGTTCACCTGGACCACGCGCAAACAGTCGGACGGAATCTGGTAGGCGAGCGTATAGCCCCACGCCGGCGCGTCCGACAGGGCCGGCAGGCTATCCCGTTCCATGGCGAAGTTCCAGTTGTGGGCGCGCAGGCGGGCATCGCGGCGCAGCTCATAAATGGCGTTCATCTCCCGCGCCTCCTTGACGTTGTCCGTCAGCGCGGTGATCCTCGCCGCCCCGAGCTTCGTCAGGGCTGAATTAACGATATCGATCGAGTTAGCCATTCCAGACCTCCGAGGCCCATCCGCCGGCTTCGTGCGGCCTGGGCTTGCCGTGGAAACAGATCACGCTCGCCCCTTCCGGGATGCCGTTCGCGCAATGCGTCTTGTAGGAAACGAAGCGGCCGGGAAACGCCTCCTGCAGGATGGTCGCCTCGCGCCGCAGGCGTCCGCCGTCGAACGCCTCGAGGAAGCCCTGGTCGCCGTTGGCGTGGCGCATGGCCTGGCCGCCATCGACGAAGGCGTCCCAGATGTCTGCGCCCCAGCCGGACCGCCACATCATGACCGCCGGCCCAAGCCCCTTGGGGCGCCAGAAGTCATGCAGCACCGAAAAGTCGCTCTCGTGCGAGGCGATGTCGTCGATGTTGCCCACGATGAACGTGTCGAGGTCGAAAAAGATCACGCGCCCCTCCGGGAACATGCCCGGCTTGAACAGGCGCAGCTTTTCCCACCACCCCGGAAGGGCGGATGGCCGGCACTTCATGCGCGGGTAGAAGCTGGCCGGGTCGTCTGTCATGACGACAAACTCGTGCGGCAGGGTCAGATGCTTCCGCACTTGCCGGCGCAGCTTCTTCACGTACTCGGCGCCGCGGCCGAGGTAGTTGCCCGTCTGGACACAAACGACGCTCAGTTGCCCCATTTCGACCTGTAAAGCTGTTCGTTTCTGGAGAACCCTTCAGGCGGCCACTTGATGTTGGCCCCGCGCTTCGGGTGATGCACGACCATGTCGTCCCTGACCACGATTTGCGCCCCGGCGCATTGCAGACGGCGCACGAAGTCCCGGTCCTCGTAGCCGGCCCCGTCCATGTAGTCCTCGTCGAAGCCGCCGATGCGCTCGAACAGGGTGCGGTGCATCATGGACAGGAACGACCCGCCGACCCCGACCGGGAAATGGTCCCAGATCTGCGCCCCCCCGCCGCAATGCCAGGCACGCTGCTCTGGGCACCATGCGGACGCCAGCACATAGCCGTCGCGGCCGATCTCCTGCAGTTGCGCAGCCATCTCCCACAGCACCGGATGCGGGTGCTGCACCTCGATGCACGACAGCGCTAGCAGGTCGCCGGACGCCGCGCGGGCGCCGGCATTCCAGGCCGCGGCGGGCGGCCTCGGCTCGTTTTTCGTCGGCATCCTGATGACGCGCAGCTTGAGCGGGAAGGATTGCGGCGCGACGAACGGGACGGGGTTGCCGTCGTCGATGACGATAACCTCGATCTGCAGGCCGGAATAACTCTCGGCGAGCGTTGACAGCGCCTTGTTTGCGGCGGCCTGGCGGTCCCAATAGGGCAGGAGAAGGCTGATCATGCCGCCCTGCCCATGGCCGGGAACAGGCGAACGTCCGGGAACGGCATGACGATGCCGCCCCTGTAGCCGGCGATACGCCCGGATATCTCCTCCATGAACGTCCACGCCGTGACGAGCAGCCAGTCGGGCGGGTTGTCGCGCATGGCCGCGGGGGGCAGCACCGGGATATGTGTGCCCGGCGTGAGCGTGCCCTGGCGGCGGGGCGAATCATCGACGATATAGTCGAGGCCGATGCCGCCCCATTGCAGCATCGTGTTGGCCCTGCCGCTGGCGCCATAGCCGGCGACCACGGCCCCGTCGCGGCGCAGCGCGTCTATCGTCGCCTTCAGCCTGGCACGATGGTCTTCCGCCCTCGTTGCGAACTTGGCATAGGTGCCTGACCAGTCCAAAAGCCGGCTGCGTTCCTTCATGCGCAGGCGCTCGACGTTCGCGCTGGCCGGCCGCGTCCCGTTGCGGCTGACGTGGTAGCGCATCGACCCGCCGTGGGTGTTGACCTGCTGCACGTCGATGACGCGCAGGCCGTGCATGGCGAGCAGATGCTCGACGGACATCAGGGTCCAGTAAAAGACGTGTTCGTGATAGATGGCGTCGTACTGGCACGTCCGCACCATGTCGCCGGCGTAATGGGTCTCGAAGACGAACACGCCATGGTCGCCGATCATGTCCGCGACGCCCGCCGCGAAGCCGTGGACATCTTCGACATGGGCGAAGACGTTGCAGGCGATCACCAGGTCGGCCGAGCCGATCTCTGCCGCCACGGAGGCATCGAAGTACCGCTTGACCACCTTGGCGCAGGTCACGCCGTCGCCGGCTTCCGAGGGATCGACGCCGATCACCTCCACGCCCATGTCGGCCAGGGGGCGCAGCATGGCCCCGTCGTTGCAGCCGATCTCGACGACGCGGGTCGGCGCATAGACCACCGCCAGCTCGCACGCCAGCGCCTCGAAATGCGCACGCATCGCTCGGCTGGCCGATGTCCGGTAGGCATAGCGGCCGAACACCGTCTCGCGGTCGATGTGCTGCCCGACCTGCAGGGTCGTGCAGTCCGGGCAAAACGACAGGGACAGCGGGTAGCGGCGCTCGCCGGCTTCCTCACCTGGCGCCAGAAATCCGCCGGCCAGCGCCATCTCGCCGAAATCCATCACCTCGACCAGATCCGTCCCGTGGCAGACGCGGCAGCAGTCCGTTTTCATGGCTCGCTGTTGACCAGTTCGAGGCGCGTGGCGCCGATCCATTCCCGCGTGCGCCCCGAGAGGGACGTGACGCGGCCGTCGAAATACGAGCGGATGGCGCTGCGCCACTCCTGTTCGTTGGCCCTGTCGGCAAATTCCGTTTTCTGCCAGGGCGGGTCGAAATAGTGGCCGTCGCCGGTCATGGGGATGCCGGCCAGCACGATCTCGGTGTAGCCCAGCAACAGGGCAATCTTGCAGGCAAACAGGCCAGAGGTGCCGCCGACGCCGCTCATGGCCCAGACAACATCTACGCCCTCCCGCGCCTTGCTCGAGTGGCACATCGGCGGGACGCGGTCGCCATAATTGTGCTTCTCGCGGTAGGTGCGCCAGCCCGGCAGATATTCCGGGTGCAGAGTCACCCAATGGCGGATGCGCTCATGCAAATGCGCCCCGACATCATTCACGGCCATGATTTCGCCTTTCCACGGCCTGACCTTGGCGTAGTCGTCCCAAACGGTGCGACCGCCGCCCAGGACAAGCAGCGGACCGGAAAAACATCCTGCGCGGGAGGGGATGGCCCCCTGCCCGCCCAGGATGCGCCACAGTTTGTGGACTTCTTCCGTCACTCGACGTAGCGGATTTTCACGGACAGCGTTCCGGCGCCCGAACCGACGGCGACGCCCGTGTAGCAGACGTCCATCCACTTGTTCGGATCGCTCGACAGCCCGGCCATCTCCCACACCTGCTGCTCGATGTCCTCGACGCCGACATCGCTGCCGGCCTCGTAGAGGTCATTGGTGCCGGTGACCGAACCGCTGGCCAGAGACACGGCGTCGGCAAAGCAGTTGATGTTTATTACGGCCCCGCCGTTCTCTGCGGTGTCATACAGGCCCACGTCGAAGTCGGTGCCGGAGGTGATGGCATCGTTGTAGCGGATGATGTCGCTGATCCGCCATGACGAATGCACAAAGCCGACGCGGTAGACGCTGTTGTTGTCGTCCGCGGCGAGGATTTCGACCGTGCCGACCTGCTCCTTGAGGATGCCTCCCATCCGATACGTGGGATTCATCACCCGCGGCGTGGCGTCGCGGTTGGTGACGTTGTTGCATTTGGTGTTTGCGGTAGCCATATCTATTTCTCCTTTCTATGGCTGGGTTAGACGTAGCTGATCTCGACGACGCCCTCGTCCTCGACGCGGGTCGCGCCGATGTCCATCTCGACGAAGACCTGCGTGGAGTAGTTCTTGTCGGCGCGCTCGCTGATGCGCACGCTCGGCTCGGAACCGATGGCCAGGACCACAGAGTTCTTCGCATAGACGTAGGCTTTCAGCGCGGTGACCTGCGTGCTGACGCGGAACTTGAAGCCGAGGAAGGTGTCGACCTGCCCCTGCACCAGCGCCTTGACCGTGTTGTAGTCGGACGAGGTGATCTCCGTGGCGCTCAGCAGGTCGGTCAGGCCGGCCGGGTTGATCGCGCACGTCAGGAACTCGGGGTCAACGTCGGCGTCGAGCAGGATCTCGCGGGCGCTGCGCAGCTTGGCGACCGTCAATCCGGCGGAGGCCGCGGCGACCTTCTGTGCCGACGGCAGCGCGACGGTGGTCCCGCCCGACTCGCCGGAGTAGGCATTGCCCGCCATGGCGGCGATCAGCACGGCGTCCATCTTGCGACCGGCCGCCCACGCCGCGTTCATGGCGTAGGGGCTGGTCGGGTCGATCAGCGTGCGCACCTTGTCGGCGTTGTCGATGAGATCGGCAAAGCGCGACGTGGTCAGCGAAACCCGGCGCCGGCTGTGCGGCGTGTCGATCTGCGGCGTGTCGTCGTGGCGGGAAACCGCATCGACCATATCCACGGCGCCGATGCGCTCGAAGTAGGCGTTTTTGCCCGTCACCATCTCGCTGCGGACGGTGTCGCGCAGCTTGCTGCCCTTCTGCTGTGCCAACATCAGGACGTTGGACTTGTACTGCTCGACCATGGCGGTCGTGATTTGGGTGCTCATGAAAGAGTCCTCCAAAAAGTTGATGAATCACTTTTCGAAGGGCCTACCCGGCAACCCGGAACCACTTCTTCCCGCAATCACGCTGCGGGCAGACGGCCTAGCTTTCAGGCTGTCACCGGACGGCTCGCGCCGCTCCCCGGCATTTGCTGCGCGTTACTCCGCTTCGGGAAACGCCACCTTATGCAGGCGCGTCCACTCCGCTTTCTTGTCGGCGTCGCCGCCGAAATACGCGGCCATCCAGGCCGCATCCTTTTTCAGATCGACGATCCTGGCGCGGGCACCCTCGACCGACATGCCGAACGAGGCGCCCTGCCCCTCGCCGCCGACGAAGCGATGCTCGCCCATGGCCTTGCCGAGTTCGGCGAAAACCTTCATGGCGCGGCCCACGCCGACGGCCCGTTCGAAGGCGATGGCTTCGTCGTCCGACAGCCCGGCGGCACGGCGCACGCGGCGCGCCAGCTCGACGTTCTTGTCGTAATCCTCGCCGTATTCGCCGCGAAGTGCGGCGATGTCGCGGTCGGCCTGCGCATTGAAGCGCTCCTCCTCGGCCATACGCTGCGCGCCCGCGTAATCGTTCCACTTGGCCGCCAGCCCCTCGGCCTGGCGCTTCGGGATGCCCAGCTCGTGAAACCAGCCAGTCGCGGTTTTCAGGAAGCCGTCGTTCTGCCCTTCAGGAACCGTCAGCCCGTAGCCGTCGGGAGACTCGGGCGCCCCGAGCCTGGCCATCACCGCCTTGAAGGCCGCGTCGTCACCCTCCTTCGGCAACTGCAGCAACTGGTCGGCCGGCACGCCGAGCTTCTTTTCGGCGTTGCGGTACATCGGAATGACCTTGGCCAGCGCGTCGCGCTCCGGCAGTTTGTCGACGCCCATGCCAGACAGCCAGCCGCGGGTATCCTCGTCAAAGCCCGCATGCCAGTCGTTCGCCGCCACTTGTGCCCCGTCCTGCTGCATTGCCGCTTCGGCCATCATTCGTCTCCTTGGTGGTTGTTGGACTGATAAGCCAACCGCTCCATGCGGTCGAGGTCGCCATCGTCCAAGTTCAGTGCCTTGGCGATGCGGAAAAACACTTCCTGCCGGGCGGCGGCGGCGATGGACGCATGCACGTCGATGCCGCTCATGTTCGACTTCAGCGTCGGGCGGTTGCCATGGCAAAAATATTTGAGTTCCGCCAGCACGGTGCGTGCGTCTGCCGTGGGCTTGCCGGCCCCGTCCAGGAACAGGCGGCGATAGGCCCCGCGCAGGTCGCGCATGCGGCGTATTCTGGCGATTTGGTCCTTGATGCCCATGTCAGGAATAGAACCCCGGCGACCGCTGCTTGGTCGCAATATTGGTTGACTGATAGTGGATGTCGCAGGTATGCACGAACAGCTTGCCGCCCCCGCCGATGGTCGGCAGGGTGGTGAGCTTGAGCGTGGCCAAGATCAGGCCGTCCACTTCGATGTCATCACGATCAGTCAGGGACGCCGTTGCGCTGGCCCCGGTCATCGCCACCTCGTCGATGCGGTGGCGATATTGCGGCGTCGTGCCGATGTTGGTCGTGTCGTAGGTGATCTTCAGGTTCTTTTCTGACGGGTAGTTTGCCTGGTTGTGGCCTTTCGAATACGTGTAATAAATGTCAAAGACAGCGTTGCCGCTGATCGACGTGCCGCTGTGGCTCCAGTGCACATGGAAATAGAGGTCCGTGCCGGGAGCGTAGTCGTGCGGCAAATGAAACTCGAAGTCACAGACATCATTGGCAATGAAGCTGTACTGGCCGAGGTTGGCGCCCGCATAAGCGGCCCGCGTGGGCGACCCTGCGCCGGTCGCCTTCGGCTGCACGTTGCCGATGATGTCGCGCCAGCCGAACGTCGGCGCCTCGTGGTCCAGCTTGATGCCTTTGCCGGAATGCTTGGAGATCACAAGCGAATCAAAGAACGGCGTCTCGGCCGGGCTGCGCGGCGCAAACCAGCCTAGCTCTGTCAGCACGCGCTCGTCTAGCGTCCCGGCCGCGTCGGCGGCCAGCGCATCGGCATAAGCCATGATCTCGAAACCGTATTCGGTCGTGCTCATGCCGCCACCGCCCCGGTCTGCTGGATCTGCGATGCCGTGGCGGCAGCCTGGGCCAAGCTGTTCGCGGCATCGGCCGCCACGGGCGCGGCCTCGAGCATGGCCTGCGCCTGCTGCTGCTGGCGCCGCGTCTCGCGCAAGGCCGCCACCTGCTCGGCGCCACGCAGCACCTTGGCCGGCACGCCGTTGATCTCCGCCAGTTCGCGCGGCAGGGCCTCGGTGTCGAACACGTCGAACACCGTCGGGTCGACCTGCGCCATCGGCGCAAGCTGCTCGAATGTGCGCATGATCGCCACGCCGTCCTCGGACCGCATCAGGCGCGACAGCGGGCTGGTGTATTCAATCTCGATCTCGCCGGCATCGATCAGTTCCGCCACCTCTGGCGGCGGCTCCGGCAGGACGCCGGCCATGGCGAGAATGTCCAGCTCGCGCTCCGTGATCTGGCCGAGGAACTCTGACTGCTGCCGGCCCATGGTCGGCGCCAGCAACTGCCCCTTTTCCTGCGCCCGCAGCAATGCCTCTGTGGCGGTGATCTGCGGCGTCTCGACAAGGATCTGGAACAGCGTCACCAGAAAAGCCTCGTTGATCGTCTTGCGCTTGCCTTCGGCCATCTCCATGGCCCAGGGCAGGTTTGCGTCAGTCTTGAGCGGCTGCACAAGCTGGCGGCCCTGGTCGTCGATTCCGCCATAGTTGAGCGCGCGAGGCCGCATCTGGAAGCTGTGCAGGCTGCCATCCTCGAGCAGCAGCAGCGGAGGATCAACGGCGAGATGGCCGGCGCGCAGCGTCGTCTTCTCCATCTCGTTGATCATCTTGATGTCCGGCAGGACCATCATCGCAGGCCCGCGGCCATAGACCTCTCGCGGGTTGGTCGAATAGCGGCTGATGGCGTAAGGAAATGTCCTGTAGCCGCCTTCCGAGACCACCTGGCGCCCCTCGATGCTGACATAGCACGACTTGAACGCCATGCCGGCCGCGTCCATGCGGCCATGCTTGCGGCTCCTGTTCGGCCGGACAGAGTGGATGAACTCGAACTTGCTGTTCTCGTCTCCCTTCTCGAGCGCCTGCTTTGCCTTTTCGGGCAGCACGTCAGGCCCGAAGGCGCCGGCCGCCTGCCGCGCCGTGTATTCGAAGCGCCGATGGACGGTGTCGATGCGGCCGTGTTCGTTCTCGGCTATGAACAACTCGCCCAGGTGGCACGACTTGTACCGAATGCCGCGCCCCAACACGTCCTCGACCATCATGCCGAGCGTGCCGAATGCGCCGAGCGACTTGTAGCACTCGTTCGCCTGGCTGCTGAAGTTGGCGAATGGAGAGCGACGCACGGCGAACAGCACCTCTGTCACGTCGTCGAGGTAGCGCATGAGCGGGTGGAACTCGCGCAGCGTCTTGTCCTTCGGTGAAAGTTTCTGATAAACCTGGTTGTCCGGCGAGATCAGCGAATGTATCGCCGCGGCAAACTTCTCCAGCGCCAGGCAGGCCGTCGCGTCGAAAATTTTCTCGGTTCGCTTCTCGCCAGGCTGCCGCTTGCTGACAAAGTCGGACATCTGCGGCCAGACCCGATCCGCCACGTCCTGCCATAGGGTCTCCCACGGCCCGCGCAGGCCGCGCATCTGTTCCTGCATGCGGATGATGTCGTCAGCCCTTGACTCGGCCATGGTCAGGTCGCCTTGCGTGACCGCCTGGGTTTGGCAGGCGGGAGAATTCTGGGAGCGGGCGGCGCGTCGTTGTCCGTGGCCCTGGGCGGCTCGGCGGGCGCGACGGCCCGGCCGGCATTGCGCGGCAGATACCAGCCCTGCTCGGTC